TCCGAGAACACGTGTTGTACGTGCTCCACCGAATGTCTGTGCTGTGCCATCAAGGTATGCCTGACGGTTTGCAGGTGTACCTGCTGGAGTACCAGCAAATGCTTCTGCAATTGCGTCTGCCAAAGTACCATTATTCTTAATGATTCCCTGGAACGCATCTGTACCTGCGTAGAACTTCAAGTTAGACTTGATTGCACGGTACTTACGTGGCATTGCAAGAATGATCTTCTGCATTGCATCTGTTGTCCAGTTATCGTTCTCAACTGTAACAACTGCTTCGTGAGCATCTCCGTCAGTCTTGACATGGTTTACGAAACCATTCATGATTGACAAGAAGTTGCCTGTTGATCCATCGCCATTGATTGCAAGGTCTTCGATATCGTTACCGAAAGCATTTGTCATCAAACGGACAATGTGATCTTCTAGTGCTGCACCTTCGATGTTATCTTCTAGTGCTTCTGCAGATACTTCCCAGTCAAGACGAATCTTCTTTGTAGTCAATTCAACCTTTGAGAATGTTGCTCCTGCGTTTGTGTAGTCGCCAACTGCTTGCGCTGCTGCACGGATTACACGCTCTCCGACGTTTACCTTTTCGAGTTCCATTGTATTGGCTCTCATAGTAACGCGACGGCCATCTTGGGCGAGAGTGGTTGCATCCCACACGTAGTCAATAAAACGACGTGCTTGCTCTGGGCGTAGGATACCTGATCCAGCCTCACCTGAAGGGTTAACTGCATTTGGTCCAGATGTAACTCCTGATAGTGCTGTTGGGATATTACCCAAGACACCACCATCGGTGTAATTACCTGGTACGTTTGAACCTGCATCTGAACCTGAAGCAAATGCTCCCTGTCCCTGATACAAACCTGGTGCTGTTCCACCTAGATTACCAGAAGTTCCTGGCTGATTCTTGATTATTTCTTGTTCCGACATATTGTCACCTCCTGTGATTTTTTACTTATTGTTTTTTTAATTAAATAAGTCGGCTGTTTTGAGGAAACTACCGCCCCATAGGGATTTTTCAACCGTTTCAGGCTGATTCTGTACTATCTCGCCGAGATCGCCAGACTTTCGGAAAGCAGTGTCTTGCTCTACAAGTTCCACACGCTTACCAAATTCATTGAATCCATTTGATACTGCTGCAATATCTTTTGCAACTGCTTCAAATGAACTTTTTGCTGTTTCAACATCGACCTTTGTAGACTTAAGCATTTCTACTTCTGCCTGCAAAGACTTTACTGTTGAAACTAGATCGCTAAAGGCTGATTCTAGAGTATTTTTGATTTCTTCAACTGATTCAACAATTGTTTCATCTGATTTAGATACCTCTGTGGCTTCTTCAACTACATCAACTGCAGGAGTCTCTTCAGACTTTGCAACTTCTTCTGCTGCTACGGCTTCATCAGCCTTAACAACTTCTTCTGTAGGTGCTTCAACAACGGCATCAACCTCTGGAGCGACCTCTGACTTTTCTACTTCTACTGGTGCTTCTGTTTCAATAACTTCTGCAACGATTTCTGTATTTTCTGTCATAGGTTGTACCTCCTTGTTAATCTTAGAAGTATTAATGCCTTTAGCACTATCAACTAAGAATTTTATCATGTTTGTTTTCTCACTATCCGTTTTTTCAACGAACCCTATGTTTTCCATCTGATCACCAGTAATTGGGCTAAGTTCTGATTCATTTTCAGATGCTATAACTATTCCATTTTCCTTGTCATAAAAAACATTTTCTAAAACTGTTTCATCTCCCTTGATGACATCTACGCCATCAACCTTTTCTACTGAAACGATATTTGCAAACTGATTTGCTGGGGAGTCTACAAGACTCAACTCAACTAAATCATATTCCTTAATAACTCTAATTGTCTTGTCCGACTTCTCATCGTAAGCATCATCCCACTTATTCATTCTTCCGCCAATGGAAAAACCAGTCAAAGTTCCATCTAGAACCTTTTCCCAGGTGTCTTGTGCACCCTTTGAAACATATGCCGATACAAAAACACCCTTATAAAACTTCTTTGTTTCTGGATCAAAATACTTATCTTCTTTAAAGTCTACCATCTTGCCCACTGCTACTGGCTGATGCATTTCCCTAATGTTCCCACGGAATTTTGCAAAGGCTGCCATTGATGCTTCTGCAGTTACAATATCATCCTGCTTGTCAACATTATCAAGGGATGCGAAACCAGATACGATTCTGCGTTCTTTATCTACCTTGGTTAAAGGCATAGATAGGCGAAGATTATCACCATCTGAATTCCAATGCGCTTTCGATATAATCATGGTTATTATATTATATACCCTTTTTTACTAAGTATCACTATTCGGACATTTCGGTCACATCATCAACCTTACGACCTTCACCCTTTGGATTTCTTCCACTTACCGTGGCTGGTCCATCAGACTGGTTGTTGGTTCTTTCAGTATCCCGTGCCCTGTTTGCATTATCGTTTGCTGTGTCTTGAGGCTTTGGATCGAAAGGCTCATTACCGCCTTCGATCTGAGGCAGACCAAGAAGTTCTCTTCCTTCGTTAGGAAGCATGACCTGTGTCTTAACAAGTCTTTCAATAATCTGTGACTGAGCAATCTCATCTGTAAGTGTAAGTTCATTAAACTTAAACTCAAGAATATCTGTTTTCTCTTTGATAATCTTGTTGATCATCTTTTCAAGGTTTCTTTGTGCTGGTCTTGCAACCTGCTCTTTGAATGTGCGATCCTGAGAAAGTGCTGCTGCAATCGCTGCTGAATCTGATCCACCAATTTTAGAGAGTGGCACCTGGTGTGCAACAAGGATATCGTCACGATTCTGTTTTCTGTATTCCTTGAATGATGCTTCCTGAACTCCATTTTCAACTGGGTCCATCTTGAACTCTACCTTATTGGTGTCGGAGTCTCCTGGCAATGGAATATAAAGGGTTCTGTGATTTTGCCCCTTAAGTCCTGTCTGAAGAAACCTAAACATTTTATCTTCTGCTTCAGCAGACAACTTTGCACCCTTTAGAGTTACAACATATCTTGGTGTTGCCTTGTTTTGGAAGTAATCAATATTATATTGTGACGCAAGTTGGTCACCATGAAGAGATCCAATTGCAGACATAATATCTGGAACGCCGTAAAAAGTATTTAGAGGTGAGTATTCCTTAAAGTGAATAATTTCATTTGGTCGTGCATCTGTACCTAAAGGGTTTGCATTGGTTGCTCCAAAGTTTCGGAAGTAAACTACTTTATTTGCAATCACCTGAACAAAACCGTCACGCAAACGACGAACACGCATTGTTGTTGATGGAATGTGACCTACGTATCCAATATCTCCACGAGTGGTTCTTCCTATTTCTAGGTATCCGTTTCCTGTTGCCTGTAAATCAGTGAAAACTTTTTCCATGGTGGTGGTAAATGAATCTTCTGTATTTAGTGACTCAAGCCAGTCGGTCAACTCAATCTTTGCTCTTTCAATTCTTTTACGTGCATTTTCTGCTGTCTTTGGTTCTGATGCTTCTAACTTAAGCATAGTTCTCTTTGCAACTTTAAACTCATAACCAAGACCAACAATATTTTCTACCTTAGCATCAATTGCTGCATGGTTAGCAAATGATGTATCGTAGAAACTTGCAAGTTCATAAAGATTCCATGGTGGCGTGATTACATCAAAAAGTCCATAGGCATTTCTAAATACAGTTCCTGAATTAATTTCTTTAGATTTTGCTCCGTCACGGCCTGTGCTTTCTGCTCGTGAACTATCTATATATCCCTGTGTGGCTTCTCCCTTTATAAGACGAGAGGTTCTTCTTTTAAAATTAGCGTCTAGTCCCTGAAGATCTTTTACTATATCCCAAGACTGATTAAATGGATCTTGTTTTACAAATGTGTCATCTTCTGGAAGTGGTGTATCTGTTTTTGCTCTAATAAAAAATTCTTTGTCTTCTGACATTAGTCATCACTTCCATACTTTGCAATAGTATCTTTTGCTGCCTGAACAGCACCAAGGTCATTCATTGATGGAATAAGCCCTGCTGCAAGTCTTTCCTTTTGCTCAGAGTATTCCTCTTCTGAGATTCTGGTTAGCCCTGGTACGAAGACACACTCCCCATCTCCTTCATCTCCATAATATTTTGCAGCGTCTTTTAGTTTTGAGATCTGTAAAATATCACCCTTCATTGACTCAATGTTTAAGACTGAGCCGTTTCCATCTGTAAACCACTTGCCATTAGCCTTCTTGTATACATAAAGGCCCCAGTCGTAGTGCTTTTCAATAATCTTTGCACGGGATTCTCCCACTTGCCCCTTCATTTTGGGCAGATTCTTACGCTTTTTGGGTTGTTTTTCCATGTTCATACACACAAGTATACCACATTAGACTGCATCTGCAGTAATTTGTTGCGAAGTTATACCCTTATAAACATTATACTCATACTCGTTGATTGTAAATACCTTTTCGCTATCAATAATAATCTTATTAGTTCCAGTATAACTCTTATAGATTGTTTCTGGGTTTACACCATAATAACTGCTTGAGGCAAGCACTAGAACACCATCCCAGATATAAGAAGAAGATTTCCAGTAGTCCCACTCAAGAGTAAGAGGGCTTGCATACTTTACGGCAAACCAAGGCCTAATCTCAACCTGCTGGACCTCTTGAAGATTTGTAGACTGATAATAGGATATTGTATTAAATGTTATTGGCCCATTAAGATTTATTGAACCTACCCTGTTTGTAAAATCTAATATGTTTGGAAACGAGACTCCTAAAAATCCCCACTCCTTTATTGTTATGACTGGCTCTTTAACAAGTTTTCCATTCCAATAAAAGGATATACCATCTTCTAGTTTTCCAGTCTTTGCATTAATTGCATAAATTTTTGCTCTCTCTCCACTTGGATGGATCGCAACCATATAGAATTTTATGTGGGTATTTTTTGAC